TTCTGCCGATATCACTTTATTCCAGTCAATAGCCATAGCGTCATTTCTCGCTTAGAGGTTGCGTAGTAATGAATCTAAGTATAACAATTCCGCTTGCAATACTACAGCCAATGATTGCTTGCACCCATGGAGAAGGGATAAAGCCCACAAAGCCCTGCAAAACAGATAGCACCGCGATAGCGATACCGTACTGTACGGTTTTAGATTTCAGTGCTTTCTGAAACATTTTCTACCTCCACTTCCTTGATTAACGCCTCACCAAAAGAGTCTCTAGCTACAGCAAGCTGATCAAGCTGAAACCGCAAGCTAGAGATTTTAGTGCCGATACCCCGCACCTGTGCTAACAGATACTTCTGTAGCGGCATTCATTCCTCACTCAGCGGCTTCTTTTGACTCCAATGAACCAGCAAGAGCATTCACAAACGCTTCACGGCCAAAAGCAAGCTGGTCCACGTTAAAACGTGCGCTAGAAAGCTTTCGGTCTAAGTCTGCAATATGGTTCACCATAGCAATCTGCTGTTCATTTAGATCGTCAACGTTGTGTTCCACGCCATTGACAGTGATGGTTTTCTTTTCGTCTTTAGCCATCATAAGTCTCCTTATTTAAGTTGAATTAAGCGTCCCAAGGCACGCCGTCTGCTTGCGTGTTTGCACGGTCAATCTGGCCCTGCACCTTAGCGGTACGGTCAGCTTCAACACGGGCCTTGGCTTCTTCTGGGGTTTCTTCCCCTTGTACAAGGCTTTCGTAAACCCACGCAAGCACATCGGCTTCCGTTAGGTCTGCGTAAGGAATGTAGCCGGGGCTTGAGGGGTCAGGCTCACAACGGAGCTTTCCGCCTTCAGTAGCCGTGTAAGACGGAGTACCGTCGCTTGCCGCTACGCAAGACCAGTAAACCAAGATGACGCCACCATCGGCGTCGTTATGCGTCATGTTGTTGACGCTCCAAGTTGTAGTTATTGCCATGGTTCTTTCTCCTTTAATGGCTAGTTAGATTCGAGTTGTGTGACTCGCGCACGTAGATCATTGATAATTTCAGTTTGTTCTTGCATTGCCTTTATTAGTACAGGCACAAGCTCGGTGTATCTTACGCCCATGTACTCAGTGTCGTCACCTGAACGCGTCATTGAGTCAAGAACCTCGTCGTGCACACCAACGAGATCTTGGGCTATAACGCCTAGCTTTTTCTTGTCCTCTGGCGAATCAACACCCTCGAGTCTGTACTTAACTGTTCGCAATCCGCTAAGACTATCAAGCGCATTTTCAATCGGTTCAACGTCATACTTTAGTCTTTCGTCTGAGAACGTAGTGAATGAAGTTGATCCATTACTTAATTGTGCGCCAGCGGTTTCAGCGCCACTGTAAAATCTCAAAGAGCGAGAAGTGCTGTTTTGCCCTATATAGTAAGCCGCACCATCAAGCCAGTGGTTGCCTGAGTAGCCTGATCCCGTAATTCTGAAATGAGCGTCGGCTTCAGTTTTATTGGCGGCTTCGTAAATCTCTAAGGTTGCGCTTCCAATGTTTCGGCCAATAATGACTCTGTTTCCACTGGCATCAACGAAAAACATATCGCTTACGCCAACAGACTCAACGCGGAAGTCAACAGTGCTTGTGGCATCTTCGTTTACAACAACGTCATTGCTTCGATAGATCGTGAAAATTTTTGTTGAGTCAGTGTCATTGAATGACAGATTATCTGTGCCAGTGCCATTACAATCCAAATCAAATCGGTGCGATCCGCCAGCGTTGAATTTTATAACGGTTCCATCTTGTTTGCCGTTGAGAACAATGGTGTTATTGGTGGAAGTATTACCAAAAGACGCTGAGCCTTCTACGTCAAAAGTGTTGCTTGGATTTTTACCTACACCAACTTGATTCCCACTGGCATCAACAAGCAGCATATTGGCGTTTGAGTCAGACTCAACGCGGAAGTCTGTGTCTTGCCCATCTTCATTAATGTTTAGAGAATCTGCCCTAACATCTAAACGGTTTCGTTCAGAACCCGCTCCCTGAGTCAAAATAACCAAGCGGCCATCTTCAGTGCCATTGCTAACATCTTGAATAATGCCGCTAATACTTGCGTAAGTCGTTATATTGCTTGCGCTATCTTCACCATAAAAATTAATTTGGCCTAAACCATCACTATCGGCGGGTGTTGAAGAGTTTCTATAAAGACCCATTAAAGGGCCGTAAGAACCACCAGAGTCAGTGCTTTCAAGGCGTAGCTGTTCGCCTGAACTGGTGCTTTTGCTGTGTATATTTACTAAGGGGCTTGTGTTTCCGCCGAAACCGGCAAACCCGCTTTTGTTTACTGTGACCGCAGGAGTATCGACGTTAGTCGTGCCTATAACAAATAGGTCATTTCCGTCGTCATGACCAATTGTGTACTCAACATTCTGGTTATTAGAAAACTTAATTTCCGCGTCGTATCCTGTAGGAGCATCTATACCAAGTCGAGCGTCAGCGCCACTTGAGCGCATATAAAGCATCTCTTGTGGGTCGTTTGTACCTATTCCAACCCGATCTGTTCCTGCTTCAACAAACAGCATATTAGCGTTGCTGTTAGACTCAACGCGGAAGTCCATATCTCCGCCGTCTTCGTTGAAAGTAATACCGCCAGCTTCATACTTAGCAAACTCTGGAGTAAGCCCTTGGCCTTTAAAAATAATGCCATTAGAACCACCCGCCATATACAGGTAATTATTGGTGTAATGATTTAAACCTGTGTCTCCAGTGGTAAAAAGAGTACCGTTTGAAGGGAGTTTTAAATTAGCACTAAGAGTAGCCAACCCATCAGCCGTGATTGTGCCTGTTACGTCTATGCCTGTGGAGGTGGTGGCTAGTTTGGCTGAACCGTTATAACGAAGGTCAACAGCGCCTCCATCAGCGGCTGTGATATAGCTTTGTGTTCCAGCGGCATTGCCAATATAAAGATTAGACGCTGACCTGAAGTATAAGTCGCCAGTTCCTGCATCAACGATATAGCTATTAGACCCATCATGATAAATCTGCAAATCAGAGCCAGCACCAAAGACTGCCTTTGCGTTATCAGCAAAGTTTAGTGTTTCCCCTGAAGCTGACCATGTGAGTTTTGCAGTCGTGCCCGTGTCTTCGTAGAATGAGATGTCTCCGTTGGATGCAATGTTCATTCTTGTGGTTGGCAAAGTGTACTGGTCAGCTACACCATCAGATGCGTCTTTCGTACCAATAAATAGTCCATCGTTGTTTGTCGTGTGTAACGATGCTGTATACCCTTCATAACCACTTAATTTACCACCAAAAGTCAGTACAGATTTAGCTTCGCCGCCTTGTCCGCTGTTATGAATGAACAACTCAGGGCCAAAACCTACCGCATTTGCTATGTCAATTTGAGTTACAGCAGTGCCTAAAGCCGCTTTTGTTGTTGTGCCTGTACCGACTAAAACATCATCAGCCGTGACTGTGCCTGTTACGTCAATGCCTGTGGCTGTGGTTTCTAGCTTTTTGTTTCCGTTATGCCATAAGTTTACTTCAGCGCCAGAGTTTCCTTGTAGATAGCGAACGCCAGAAGTATTTGTTAAACGCAAAGAATTGCCTTGCAAAACAAGGTTTCCTGCTCCGCTTTCCGTAATTATGCTGTCGTTTGTTGTGCTATCATGATAAATCTGCAAATCATCAGACGCACCAAAGACTGCCTTACTGTTATCAGCAAAGTTTAGTGTTTCCCCTGAAGCTGACCACGTGAGTTTTTCAGTTGTGCCCGTGTCTTCAAAAAATGAGATGTCTCCACCAAAATCAATATTTAACCTAGAAACTCCTGTCGTTTGAAAGTCTAATTCACCTTGCCCAGACGTAGCGTTAATACTATATCCAGCGCCTACACTAGCTCCTACAGCAAACGATTGAATATCTAGCTTTCTGCCTGCTGACGCGCCGCTAAGGCTAGCAATAGGGCTACCATCAGAACCAAGGTTTACATCAACAGTCCCATCAACACTCAACCCATCAGCCGTGACTGTGCCTGTTACGTCTACGCCTGTGGATGTGGTGGCTAGTTTTATGTCATTTGTTGCATCAGGGTGGTACAGCCGCACAGCCGTGCCATCTACAGCATAAATATAATTTGTCCCATCTTGTGCTTCTAGCAGCAAATTGGTGGCTTGTATCTTTAAGTCGCCAGTACCTACATCTTGGATTTTACTATGCGTCCCGTCATGTGAAATCTGCAAATCACTGCCATCACCAAAGACTGCCTTATCATTATCTCCAAAGGTCATATCCCCAGAAGATACAAAGCTAGTCCCTGTGATTGTAGTGCCCGTGATAGCCGAAGGAGATGTTCCACCAATAACTGTGCCGTCTATTGTGCCGCCGTTAAGGTCTACATTTCCTGTAACACCTAAAGTACCAGCGATAAGTGTATTACCATCCGCAGCGGTTACGTTGAACTTGTTTGTGTTAATGTCCAAGTTACCAGTTAATGCTAGCGCACCGCCAAGGCTCGTAGTTCCAGAAGCGCCTAGAGTCGTAAAAGATCCCGCAGCTGCGGTAGAACCACCAATCGTTACGTTATCTGCGGTGCCCCCATTAATATCAGCGGTAGTTAGTACGGCATCGGCTACAGTAACTTGTCCTGTGGAGTCTGCGATGGTGATAGCTGCGGTACCATCATTAGCTTTAATATTCGTCGCTTGGACATTAGTCGTAGTAATAGTTGTTACAACAATAGCAGTCGGTAGTCCAATGGTTATAGTCTGCCCAGAAGCAGAGGTCTCAATCTCATTAGCAGTACCCGCAACAGTGAATGTTTGGCTATCAAGGTCTACTGCGCCAGTCCCTGTATCTCCTGCAAAATCAAAGTCTTGTGCGGTAATTTGCGCGTCTACATATGCTTTGATAGATTGTTGAGTAGCTAATGCGGTGGCGCTATCAGACGCCATGTTATCTTCGTCAAGAATTGTACTGACTTGGACCCCAGTACCGACTTTAAGTGTAGTTAGACTTGTAACTGCCTGAACAACATTAGTCCCATCACAGAAAACAAACATCGTCTCGCCGTTCGGGATAGCAACACCAGTGCCTGCGGCAGTTTTAACTGTTACCGTTTGTCCGGCTCCGTTTTTACATACGTAGATTTTAGTCGCTGTAGGGCATATTACTGTAGCTGCTCCTGACAACGCCGTACCAGTATCTGTAAACTCAAGCATCGCGGCTCTGGATTCTGAAGTAAGTCCGTCCGCTGTAGTCAATGTATGGGAGTTAGCAGCCCACGAGTTAATAACTGAGCGACCTGCAATAGCCTCTTCAATCATAGAAGTGATGTTGTCGTTAACCACGTCACCCCAAGTACCACTTAACTCCCCCTGAGTGGGAAGCGCTAATTTAAGTATTGATGTATATTGAGTTGCCATGTTTTAACCTCATGCGGCTATGTCTTGCCAGTCGGGATCTTGTGTATCGTTCACTGTACCCCATAATGGATCTTGTGCATCTGCGATGCTTTGCCAATCGGGGTTTTGTGCGTCGTTCACTGTACCCCATAATGGATCCTGTATACTTGTAATATCTTGCCAGTTTGGGGACTGATTGTCATCTATTTCAGCCCAAATGTTAACTACCCCTAAATACCCCTGCGCTTGAAGTCCTGTAACGGGGACATCTGCATCTGCTGAGGCTACGGGCGTACCTAACAAAGCCGTACCTGTAACCGAACCCACCTTCTCAACAATCGATAAAACAAACGTAACATCGCCTAGACTACTTGTAGCTTCTACTCCAGTGGGGTATACGTTCGCTGTGGATTCAGTGCTGACAGATCCTACAGAGCCAGTGGCTTGCACCTCAATTGGGTATATATTAGCCGTTGCAACGACACTTACCGTACCAAGGGAGCCAGTCGCTTCTACCCCAGTAACAGTTACGTTTGCATCTGCCGCTACCTCAATGGAGCCTAAACTAGCAGTGGCTTCTAGACCTGTAACAGCGACGTTTGCTTCGGCGACGACACTTACTGTACCTATTGACCCAACAACTTCTAAGCCAGATGGGTATACATTGGACGTCCCAATTACTGCCGGAGTACCTAAAGTACCTGTAGCCTCTACACCGCTAGCAGTAACGTTCGCCTCAGCAACAACACTAACACTACCTACGGTCGAAGTAGCACTAACGCCATCTACTAGTACAATAGTGAGGTCTTCCCCCCAAGAGCCAGCGCCCCAAGGTTGTGCACCCCACCCTACGTACTCAATAGACGACGCCATTAGTACACCTACGCGATTCTAATTATGGCGTTAGACGCGTCAGCGGCTGGGAATTGGATAGTAAAGTTACCCGCCGTAGAAGTCTTGTCGGAACCAAAATCCAGTACCGCTACCGCTGGGTTAGTAGCCCCATCAGCTTTATAAATTAACGCCCCACGAGCCGTAATCGTAGCAGTTGTCCACGTAGTATCCGCGAAGTCTAAGAATGCCGTAGTACCGGACGAAGCTGGGTTAGCCGCGATTGTCAGGGTGTTTCCCCCCGCCGTGTAGCCTGTACCCGATACTTCGTTAGTAGCAGAATAAGCGGTTGTGCTTGCACCCAATGTAGCACTTGAAGTGTACAAAGCGATTTTAAAAGTCTGCGATGTGTCACTGCTAAAATCCATCTCTCCATCTAACAGAGCGACTTTAAACGAAGTACACATTGCCTGTGTTATAGCCATAGTTATCTCCTTAACTTACCCGCGACCTAAACTGCCCAGAACGATAAGTGTCCTCGCGTAGTTTTCCGTCACCTAAATTCTTGAGTAGTGTAACTGATTGTAAATAAAGCTTCTCGTAGTTTGCGATGATATCAGGTTCACCTTTCATAAACCGTATAGCTTCTATGAGTGCCCCGTTTAACAACGCAGAATCAAACTCATCCCCTAACCACGTAGTACCTGCGGTAACGATAGACTCTGGATAATATCCGTAATGCAATTCAACTTCGTACGTATCGTCGGGTGTTGGCCCTAGTATGAGTGTGTCGTCATCGAAGTATGCGTAGTGCTTGGGTAATCCAGTACTTGTGGGGGTCGGATACGCTTCGCGGATAAAGTTAACGTCTTTGTTAATGAGGTAGTGGTACGCACCGTCACCGTCAATCACGGCTATACTATAGCTATACAAAAAATCAGACGGGCTAGACAAATACTTATTACTTGCCGTCAAAGTACCCGTAACATTTTTCCGTAAGGCGGGGATCTGAACCGAATTGTATATTTTCTGCTCCGCCTGTTGTGTAAACATAGCAAGCTGGTCATCTGTGAAAGACGTCTCACAAATGTCTTCAATATTCGTTTTCAGTTCCGTATAGTTCATACTTTACGCCATTGGCCCTCTGGCCATAGTGCCTTTAGTAGCCGCGCCACACCCTCGTACTTTAACGCCACCACCTTTAGCCATTTTCTTAGTGCCACAGCTGCTCTTAGCCATGCCGCCTTTCTTCATTTTTTTGCTTCCACAACCTGCCATAACAATCTCCTTACGTAACTACAGTTACAGTACCTATAAACCCAGTACCAACTATTTGGAACGCTGGGATAATCTGTGCCCTACTTTGAGCATATTCTGCGTTATCAGGTCTAGGATCGCGCAAAGCTTGAGGGTCGTCAACTGGATATTCGCCCAAGTGAAGCTGAGGATGATCTGGGTCCCAGCACTCCTGACAGGCTTTAACGTTTGTGTCCCGTCCCTTAACAATTAAGTTACGAAGCTCTTTCAATTTGTACTGGAACCCGCATACGTCGCATATTGCGACTGCACGTTTATTTGAGGCAAACCGTACGCCCATTGCTAGTACCTCGAAATTCTGGGTACAAACCTAGCGGGGGTCTTCTCTCGGTCCTCTTCAGCAGCAAGTTGGAACTGTTCTTCGTACATTTGTTTTAACATGGGTATGCGACCTTCAAGCTCAGGCACTTTCATCGCAATGTGATAAGCCAAACCTGCCACTAAACAAGGTAAAAACCGGAAGTTCATATCCGCTGTCTCTACCCCGCTACCTGCATCTTGTACACGCCGTAATCGCCAGTAGCAAAACGTATAGTTATCACTGTCTGGTACAGGCCATACGTTGATTCTTGGGTTGTCTCTAAGACGTTCTATCCAGACCTGAATCGGTCGCCCTGTGTTGTTTTTCGCGGGAATAGAAGCGTACGTGCTTACACTGATACGAGAAATAGTTAGGTCTTGTTGGTTTGCGCCTGAGCCCGTACGAACAACCTGATCTAGCAAATCAATAGTGTCCGCAGGGAGGTCGTACTGTGCAGTGCCGTTTGTAAGGCTTATAGTCCCTTCGTCAATAGTCCAAAGGTTAATACCACGGTTCTGCCACTCAATAGTCATCAGGTTCATAGAACGACGTGCAGTACGAAGATCGTACCCAGAACGCATTTCTCGGCCCGCACGCTCCCATGCTTCTTCCGCTATTTCGGTGAAGTCCATGTTGAACGCTGTTGTGCCTGATGTCGCCATTACTTTTTCCTCTTAGCAGGAGACACACGACGTGGCTTACCTGCGGGTTGCCCTAAGCGTTTTTTCTCCGCAACTTTCTTGCGTTTCTCCGCGGCGGACATTTCTCCTGCGGTTTTTGGTGTCTTACTCGACACCTTTTTAGTAGGGCGACAGTAAGGGGTCCCACGCTTTTCATCTTTACCCCTACCACAAGCCTTACCAGTGCGGACGTCTTTCCAGTCCTCTTTGAACCAGCGTTTCAGTGCCGCACCTTTCTCAGTCTTTCTAACCGCCACGAGCTTTCTTCTTCCTACACTTGGCTATCGCCCCCGATGCATAGGCACTCGGGAATACTTTGTACTGTGACTTTACCTTTCGGTAACAATCATCTTTCACAGTACCGCCTTTTTTGTAATACGTACGCATTACATCATCTTGCAGGGGCGAACGCCTTTCTTAGCGCAACCTGCACCGCGCACTTTACCACCAGCTTTGTAGCCTTTAGTCATGCCACCGCCCATCATCATTTCAGGCTTCTTAGCGGCTTTTTTCTTCATGTCTTTTTCTTCCATCTTCTTCTGACGTGCCTTACGATCCGTTGATTTCATTCTAGACTGGTACTCAGACTCACCTTCCATCATCATACGGTCGATATCCTCTTGAGATATAGGTGGTTGCTTTGACGCCATTCCACCTTCTTGATACTTCATCATCTTCTTGCCAGTTTTCATAAACTCTTCTCCTACTGATTGGGGTATCCCCGTTTTCTTAGCAAACTTAGGGTTGTTTGCCACTGCAGTCATCATCTTGTGCTGCGCTCTGCTCATGCTGGGCATAGTTTACCACTTCACCTTATCTGCTACGGCTTTACACATAGCAATAAATTTTTCCTGTGTATATTTGTTTTTGCACATGTTGACCATACTATGTACCCATTGTATGTTTTCTGGAGTATACCCAAGATTGCTGTCTATACGATCAAAACTAGCTGTGCAATTCCCGTACTCCATACTTAAATCCCACCCTGTAAGTGCACATTTTTTAGTGTAGCAGCGGGTGAAGTCTTCGAACGTAATCCCCCAGTAAATTTTACGGGTGTTCGCGCTTTTCCTAAACTTGTTATACAACCTTTTCTCCGCCCCCACATGAGCATTGTTGCTGCTACTACTGCAAGGTTTGCACATCCATCCCTGACGTTCGCTAGATTTCGCATGGTCAGGTCTAGTATACGCTTGTTCCTTACCGCATTTAGGACAGTGGGAAATCCATTTTCCTGCCGCGTTTTTTGGAGCATCAGCAGCTCTGTAGTGTGGCACGCATTTCCTACAGTACCCATTATTAAGTGTCCTACGAATAGACCCTTTAGTCTTCGAACTAAGTTTGTGTCCACACTTAACACATTCGGAAACATAAAATTCACCGTCATAAGAGATTCGAGAATCCTGAACTGCTAACATTTAACCATACCTCACCAATTAACATTGGCCCCAGTATAGTCCATTTTTCTCTGTCTGACCAGTATGCCGCAGACATCTTACCTTTCTTGATGTTTCTAGCATGTCGGGCTTTAAACGACGCTCGTTTCTTCTTCATGCGCTCAGACTCACCTGATTTGGGTTTTCCCGCAGTGCTCGCGCCTTGCTCACCGAAACGTATTACCTTTTCCTTACCGCCTTCACACGCTTTAACTACGTGAGATTTTTTGGGGTGGCTAGGCGTGCGCTTAGGTTTGTTGCAAGCCATCTTCGACTTTTCAACACGTCCACCTGCTGCATAGTAAGTACGCATGACTATTACCCATAAAATACAGTTACAGAGCCTACGTTAGTAAGATCCAAATACACATCGGTTTCAAATAGAACACCTTGTGCAGGGATCACTACTTCGTAAGCGTCCGCAACGGCTGGGGTAGCAATGTCAATTTTTGTGGTGCCTGAAGAGCCGCCGTCTTTCAACACAATGCTACCTGCCGTAGCAGTAGCTAGATACGTAATAGACTTGACTCGGGTTCGTGCGCCATAAACGGTACCGTCAGCAGTAAGTGTTTTAGCACTGACATCGGTTTCCATCGCCATAACTTACTCCTTACCGCTAGACTTTTTGGCCTTCTTTGCGGCGGGTTTTGTCGTAGGAGCTGGTGCAGGCTTTGATGCCCGACGTGCCAACTCTTGCTTAGATGCTGGTCGTAAAATAGGCATAGTCAATCACCTATTAAGAATCAGAAATCGTTGCGCCAGTGTCAGAACGCTTCCAGTCAGTACCGTCAGAAAACGCCAAGATAGCAGAGCCAGCAGCGCCGTCTGTTACGTAAACGACCGACCCAGCAATGCTTGCCGCACTAGGTGCAGTAGCTACTGTGTAAGTTGGGACTTGGACAACGCCTTCGAAACCGTTTGCGGAAACAACTGGACCTGAAAAATTAGTAGCAGCCATATTAATACTCCTCCCGTGTCCGGGGTCAACTCTCAAAACTTGCTAGGTAGTGAGATCTATACAATTTGTAACATCTTTGTACCACGGTACAAAAAATCAGTCAAATAAAAAAGGGGGCCGAAGCCCCCTCTGTCTTACGCTCCGGCAGAGCCGTAGATACCCAATGGGTCAGAAACACCGAATGAGTAACGCTCACGAGCTTTGTATCGGCTGTTGCCAGTATCAAAGTCAGCGTCCATTGATGTCTGCATGGGTGTGCGCACGAAGTGCTTAAGACCGTTAGGAACGTCAGTTAACAAGAACCAAGCGTTATTGTCGGTCAGGTAGTGGTTAACCGCATAGCCTTCAGGGATTGATCCGTTGTTGCGAAGCGCGTTCAGATCGTTGTCGGCAGTTGCCACACGTCCTTCAGTTTCGAGCAAGCGAGTTGCAACGAATTGTAATGAAGGGGGTACGATCAATTTACGAGGCTTAGCAGCGATCAAAAGGCCACGCTCATCCGTCCAACCTGCAATCTGAATAACAGCCGCTTCCAAAGAAGTTTCGTTAAGGTCAGCAGCAACAGCTGGAGCGTTTGAGTTAGTTCCACCAGAAACAAGTGGGTGGTCGGTAGCACATAGAGTTTTACCGTCACCGTAAGTTGTGCCAGAGAACGCATTGTTCAATACAGACGCAGCTTTAACTTGCTTGGTGTACGCCATAGCGCGAGCCAATGCTTTGGTATAACGAGACGACAAAGAGTCATACAAGTTATCTTCAATCGCTTCTTCAGTGATTGAAAAGCCCATCGCAATAGTTTCGTGCGTGTAGCGAGCGGTCCATGCTTCTTGTGCATTGTCGTATTCGATGGCAGAGCCTTCGCCTTTAACAGGTGCAGCAGAGAAGCCAGAAAGCTTAGTTTCTTCTTCAAAAGAACGATCAGAAGTTTCAGTTTCGAAAATCTCTGAGTGCTCTTCACCGTATTTTGCGTACTCCATACCGAACAAAGCGTTCAGTCCGGGCAGGAGTTCTTTGAGTAGCTGGGCGCGTGAAATTGCCATGTTACATCACTCCTTATACGCCAGTGGTATTGTTGTACTGATGACCGGCATTCCACTTAACGTAGGCTTCCGTATAACCACCAGATGAGTTTTTAGTTTCCTCAACCAAACCGACAATTCGGAAAGGAAGGGTGTTAGTTGTAGCTGAGGTATCTGAGATTGCACCGCGAGAATTACCCGAAGTAGAATCGCCAGTGTTATCTACACCTGCAACGTTTGCACCGATGTCAGTTAAAGCAAGATCACCGATAGTTGTGCCTGAAGACACTACGGCTGCTTTAAACAACAAGTCAGTTGCGTCTGCAACATAAGCAACGATGTCGCTAGCTACAGTACCCGCGGGGTAAGATTGGCTGTACAGTTCATAACCCAAGTTAGGATCAGTGTACTTACAACCCATGAAAACGCCTACAGGCGTCATAGCGGCGTCAAACGCATCGCGCTCAACAGTTCCACCGGTAACAAGTTTTACGGCATCGCCGAAGAAAATCGAGGTGTTGTATCCACTTGCGATCTTCATCGAACGATATACACCACCCACAAAGGGAGTGCCGCTCAACAATTTTACCGGAACCAGTCCATAAGGACCACTAACAGCTGGATAAGCCATGATTAGCTCCTATTAAGTTCCTTTACCAAACGTAACCTTCGTTTTTCTCTCGCTGAACAAAGGCATACGCGGATCATTTTCTTTCATTAAACTGTTATCTACAGAGTCCATTGCTGCTTTAGCCTGTTGGCTATAGTATTCATTACGTTCATCTACCATTTCAATAGGCGCTTTACACAGCATTAACCCACCAATAACAACGTTATCTTTGAATCGCTCGTTTTCTACGGAGACCATCGTGATTTCAGGGTGATCGCTTGCTTTCACAGGCTCCCATCCCTCACGAATTTTTGAGGAAACGTTAGTGGCGTCGGTTTGACCTTGAGTGCTCACTCGCACCCAATGGAATTTATAACCCTCTTCGGGTTCGGGATTTGGTAAGAGTTCGGGACGCTGCCATGATCGCTTGCGCGTGGTTTGTTCCCTAGTTTCTAGATCCCGTTTAAGTCTATTCTCAGCCATTATCCATTCCTCATTAAGTCAGCAACCTGTTTGGCGTATTGTTCCAGTGGTACTCCAAGCCTTTTAGCAATAGCAACTTGTGTTTGCGTTAGTTTCACCTTTTTAGGTGCTGTGCTCCGCGTAGCGGGTGCAACCACATTGTTCTGCTTAGGCTTCCGTACCTCCTGTGTTTGTGAATCCTCGAAGTTATCGGGAAACACTTGTCGCATACGAGCGTCAATGCTCGCGTAGTATTCATTACTTAGTGGATCGACTCCATTCGATACAAGCTTTTTATGCAGTCCCAGAGCAAAGCTTGTCATTTCGTCGTCCGTACCAAACCACGGATTGGCGTCAGCCCATTTAACCGCTTTCTCGTCTGGTTTAATCTGTTCTGGGACGGAAATATCCTCGGTTACCTGCGTTTGTACCTCATTCTGCTCTTCTTGTAAAGCAGGAACTTTAAAGTTTTCAACACGTTCGCTTCGTAACTTAGCGGAAGTTAGCTTGTCTTGAGCTTCTAGTAATGCGTCTGCATTACCTGATTCATACGCATCTTTGTACGCACGTTTAGCCTGTTCCAACTCTACAGCGACTTGTTTTTTAGCTTGTTCAAGCAAGACACTCTGGTTCTTAGACACAGTTCCCTTTAACTTGTTATTCTCATCTACAAGTTTTTGGGCCAGTCTTTCAAGCTCTTCACGCTCACGCATAGCCGCTTCTTTGGCTCGACGCTCGTCGTGATAGCCCTTACTAAAGTGCTGTATACGTTTGCGAACTTTCTCGCTATAGTCTTCTAGCTCTTCCTCAGTTACGTCTTCTGGAGGTTCTGACGGCTTACGCCCACGATCTTCTGGTGGGGTATCATCAACAACTTCGATATCGAGATCATCAGACGGCTCTTCTACTTTCTTCTTACCAGACGTATCAATCGTCTCAGCAGATGAACCTTCTATCTCAAGATCCTCTTCTTTATCTGGATCAGGAAAGTCAAACTCTACTTTTTCAAACGGCATAACTTACTCCTTATACTCGCTGCACACCACGGGGGTCTGCGACTACAGCCTCGATAGAGTCGTCATTCATTAGACGATACTCGACGCCACCAATTTTAAACCGCGTGCCAGTATTGGCACGGAACATCACATAGTCCCCGGTCTTACACCAAGGCCCAGTCGGGAACCTATCCACGTCAGAATAGGCTTGCTCGCCCATATCCAACACAAGCCCAATAATCGACAGTACCGACTCGTGGGTTTTTGTAATAGAAGCTTTTAACAACCCGCTACCTTCGAAAGTCTCTTCGACTTCAGGCATAGCTATAAGCACTCTATACCCGACAGGTTTCGGTAGTTGTAGTTCCAGCTCCTCGTCTGAGATTGGTTCTATATTTTCTGCTGCGTCAGTCATCGTCACCATCCATATAATTACGCGAGAGGTCTTCTATGATTGCCTGTGCGGAGCGTAGACCCCGTAATAGCCCGCACACTTCCCTATATTCTGAGTAGTCTTTTGGACCCCCACCTGATAGGAAATTCTCTGCAGAGGAAGTTTGTTCCTCGATCTTATCTTTAAGCACGTCAAAGACGGTTTTAGCCATGAATTACTCCTTGGGCTGGTTATTTTGGTTACCTTTCATACTCGATATGGTCTTCATAAGGTCCATATTGCGCTGTTCTTGCGCTTGTTCACGCTGAGCGCGTATCTTGACGCCCTCGGTTTTAGCTTGGATTGCTATCTCTTGTTGGTCTATTTTCAACCGTTCTGCTTCGATCATAGCGTCCAGAAGGTCCTTCTTAGCTTTACGCTGGGCTTCAGTCTCTTTAGCCTGTGCGTCTGCCATGTCTTTCTGAGCTTTACGCTGCACTTCGGCTTGCTTGACAGCCAATTCTTGCTGCTTGAGCTGGAACATAGGGTCTTGTGCTTGCTGCTGTGCGGCTGCTTGTGCTGCTTGCTGCTGTTTTGCTTGAGTGAGCTGCTGACCTGCGTCTGCTACCAAACGAGACAACTGAACTTCGATCTCTTCTGGCATCTCCTGCCCCGGTGCTGGTAGTGTCGCACCCAACTTCTCCTCGATCTGCTGGCGGTACTGGAACCCTAAGTGCTCGGCTATGTGTGCCTGTAGCGACATCATAATCTGCTGTGCTTGTGGGTTCTGCCCGATCATCTGAGCAACCTGTGGGTCCTGCATAAACGCCATGTGAGACGCAATATGCGCTTGGTGATCTTGGTAGATGAACGCCTTCATGGGCTTGCCAACCAATGCCGCCATGTTCTCGCTGACAGGATCTGTAGGTTCCATATCGCCTTCCAGCGGTATCAGTTTTTCAGCGTTCTTAATACCCAAAACCTCGATCATCTGTCGGTGTAACTGAGGCAGGTCGTATATCTGAGGAGCCGTTTGCGCCATCTGCAACGCCGCTTGGTACTGCACAACCCGTTGAGCCATCGTAGAGCTGTTGGGGTCACTGACAGGGATCACGTCTACCATCATGTAATCGTCAGCTTTCGCAGTGATGTCGCCTCGTGCTGGGTTATACCCATACTCCGCCGCTGCGTATTCCGCCATAATCGACTTGAGGAGCTTGAATTCCTGCTTCATCGCATAGTGGACACGAGCCTGTACCGCCGCCATTGGCTTCAATGTTCTCTCTAACAGAGCCAGAGTGGTACCAACAGGAGCGTTTGCCGACATATCAGAGACGTTTAAATCACTGATTGCCCCTAACCTGCGACCTTCATTTGTGATGCGGTCCAACAACGCAAGTAAAGTCTGGCTAGGCTCCTTGTATGGCAGGGGCATGATGTTGTCGCGTATACTGCCTGATGGCACATCGACATCTTTCCATTCCCCCGGCGGAATTGGTGAATCATCGCCTTTAATTCGCAACCCACGAGTTTTTAGACCCCCCGGCAAGTTCGCCAGTGTGCCCGCATCCACAAGTTGTCGTATCAGCGACGTCCCAGCCCGAGCGTAACCACCAATAATGTGGATCAACCCAAGCCCATAAAATCCAAATCCCGGCACGTAAACGTAGTGAACGAAGTGCTGGCGCTTCAACATCAGCATGTCATCCTCGTTCCAGTTTCGGCGTATTGCCAAAACCTCGTTACTGCCTCGGTCAATCGTAACAACGTACGGCTTCGCTATATCATCACCGTCATCATCAATGTCGTCCAGCACAAGGTCTGCATGGATCTCGTAGATAGCGTATCGGTCGTCGTCTGTTAGATTGAACCCGCCTTCTTCAGCTTTTTTCTGCTCAATGTCGGTGTGGAATGACTGAGGCTCCCCCAGCTCCACGTCTCTGTAGAACCCAGCCGCCTGTAGCTTACGCAGCTCGTTCTTTGTTTTGCGCATGATATGCGTGACTCGCTCAGCAGACTCAATATGACTCGCACCGTAGGGCACAATCACGTCTTCTGCTGGGATATAAATACTAATTTGACGTCCCAAATTGGGATCATAGTACACTTTTTTGAACGCTGACCCTGCCAAACCTAAGCTGTATAGCATCCGCTCATGCTCGGGTCGGTACTCCACCATCCGCTCAGTCAGCTCGTAGTTCATATCCGCACGGACACGTTCTGCAGCTTCCATCTTCTCAGGCGTTTCTTCCCCTAAAATCTTAGTCCGTACAGGACCTGCGGCGGGGAAAGTCTCACTCATTGTCTCTGCTTGGAACCGGATCGCAGCTTCAGCTAGCACCGTTGAGAACACCCCACAGGCACCATCCCAAGGGTCTGTACGCTCTTCATACTTAAACCCAAGCACATCCAGACCTGCTACGAAGGTATCCGCCCAGTCCTTTCTCGCGTCCACGTCAGAGTCAACCAAACCAACGAGGTCGTTAGCCAACAAATTCAGTGCGTTTTCGCTCATATACTCAGCAAGATTCGCACCAAATTCGGTCGGTTCGTCTAAACCTTCGCTGGGGACAAGGGCGATCTCAACTGACCCGTCGTCTAACACCACCATCTCGGGGTCTACAATTTCGATGTCCAGTGCAACTTCGGCACCTTCTTCCATCATCTCGTCATCCATACCCTCTGGAGCAGCGTATAATCCTTTTTCAATAGCCATTTCGTATCCTCATCAGTAATACCCGCCTGAACGCCGCTTAAAGTACTGTTGTTCCTCTGGCTCATCCGTTGGCAAGCGTATAAATCCACCCTGTCTAAACCGCATTAACGCCATCACCGTTGAGTCCACCAAGTCGTCGTGACTACCAAAAGGAAATGCCGCGATCTCTTCTACCACTTCTTCAGCCCAACGTGTTTGTGGTACCCACACTAACCCAGAAGCCACAATGTCCGCAACTGAGTTTAGTCGCGCTAGTTTATCACCAGAACCTCTGTGTGGGGTGTATTCTTGCACTGGCAGGCCCATTCTTCGCATTTCTTGGTATAGCGCGGTACCTGCTGACTTCTTTTCCACAATAAACGAATCAGGTTCCCACTCTTCGTAGCTCTCCATCGCCACCTTCTTAAGCTCTGGAAACTCGAATCTATCCTTAATGCTGTTTAGCAAGATTATGTTGTAAGCGCTTGTTTCTTCATTAAAAAAGACTCCCCACGTGGTAATCGCAGTGTAGTCCGCACGGTTATGTTTTTCTGCAGCGGCGTCCAATGACATGATTATGTACTCACATGAAGGTGGGTTATCCCCTCCCCACGACTGCCACCACTCTCTCTTTACTAGCGCAGCTTCTTCAGCCGTAGGTTTCTGCTGATACTGGGCGTTCCACTGGAACACAGGCATTGACGCTTTGGTTCTGATTAGCGCTTCTAGATCAAAGAACTCAGGCCATAGGGGTTTCTGTATCATCTCCCCTGTACCTTTATCCTTAACATCTAAAATGGCAGGGAACTCTACGACCTCATACTGGTCCGCTTTGTCGTTCTTAGTCATGTCGCGGGTTACACGCCCTGTTAAATCATCGAGATGCCAGCGTGTTTGGATAATAGCAACTCTGCCGCCGGGCATGAGGCGTGTACGTGCACCGAATGTGAACCACTCGTACGCCTTCTCAAACACCTCGAAGTTTCCGTTAATGACATCCTGTTCGGAGTGGGGGTCATCCACAAGCAGCAAGTCAGCACCACGTCCCGCGATTGACGACCCAATACCGCAAGCGTAATACTCGCCACCACTATTAGTATTCCAACGACCTGCAGACTTAGAGTCAGAAGCGAGATTAACATGTGGAAACACCTCTCTATAGGCATCGGTAGCGATCAAGTTACGTACTTTTCGACCAAAATCCACCGCTAGGTCTGTGGTATGCGAGACCATCATAACCTTTTTAGTAGGGTTGCGACCTAAAAACCACGCAGGGAAGAAGATAGAAACTAACTGAGATTTACCGTGCCGAGGCGGGATGTTGACGCATATCCTATCCTTATCCCCTCTTTCAATAGCCATTAGCATGTTCGCCAAGATCCTGTGGTGTTTACCAACCTTGTAATCTGGCTGCATATGCTTACAAAACTCGATTAAATCGTCGTATACCCGCTTGGTTTTCACTCTTGTGTCGATCTCATCGACAATCTTCATAATCTCAGTAACTTCGTCCTCAGTATACTGATCGAGATTGTCCAGCATGACCTGCACTTCTTCTTCGGTAAAATCCAAAGTGGGGACGGCACTAGTCATCGAGCGTCTCTACCTCGACATCTGTAATGTCATCTTCAGGATTTATCAAGCGACTCAGTTTAGAACGCAGTACATCGCGTAGCTCGTCCGTAGACTTGTGCGTTACGGTCACTTCGGTCTTCTCAGCGAACAAACTGACGTCGGATATCTTACCAAGCAGCTCTAGTGCACGCAGGCGTATCCTCGGGTCGGGGTTTTCAGTCTCTAAAAGCAACTTGTTAGTCACAAGATGCCGAATGTGGTTGGCACTTTCTACTACTGACTGCCCGAACTCGTCCAATATGTTACCAACCAACACAAGTGAGGCTGGACGTAACTGTCCTACACGTTTATTTGTTACTTTTTTGGACGTTTGCTCTGGGTCTTTAGCGTAGGCAGTGGTAATGGCAGCTGCTACTTCACGATCTTCGTCGGTGACTTCTATGGTTAGACCGTTTTCGACAAGCTCAGAGATGGTATTGCACGCAGCATCGGCACGTGCCTTTAGATCCTTGTACGGAACGTCGTCGTAATAAGGCGCTCCTATCTCTGGAGTCACATGTATCGTCATAATCTACCAAGTTGTCGCAGGTTTGCACCGGATTGCGCTGATTTATAACAGAAAAATTTTTCCATAGCAAGGATGTTGGGTCCCATATAGGGGGGTGTTCCTGTGTGAGGGAGTCTTTTCAGTTACCGGTAGCAATGCGCCTTTTGTATATACAAAAAATTTTTTCATAGCGGATTTATTTTTACTATGGGGGGTGTTCTGTATATTAGGTTTTTTGAATGTACAGGTACCAAACGTAATTTTTGCGGGATTGTTTGAGTAAATTATTAATACATAGATATGCGCGGAGTCCCGTTTGTCAAAGGGGGCATAGGGGGGCGGTGGGTCTTAGCTATCTGGATTTTCAGGGTTCGCCTAGTATCAAATCGTGACATCTAATTCTATACAGTGTATAGAATTGGTATCTATTACCGGAAATTATCTTGCATAAACGAGTTTCTGTGAGATTATAAAGGTGTGCCGAGGCAATACCGCCGAACGCACATGACATTCATAAATGGAGAAATGATTATGTCTACTGTTACTTTGTATGGTGTGAGCGTACCAGCAACCGCTCAAAAGGTGTTAGCTACTGCGGTAAGCGCGGGTGAGACTGACAATAACGCTTGGACTAAGACCGCCGCGGTATGGGATAAGCTAGGATTCACGCCTGAGTTGATCCGTATGCCTTACGGTGAGGATAAGGCGAGCCACAAGCAATTGAGTGCGCTCATAATCGCTGGCTTGCCTGCTCGAATGCAAACGGCTCTGGCTAAACCTGCCAAGGCTCGGTCTGACAACGACAAGCAATTCGCGGCAACCGCTCAGAAACGAGTCGGGGTCTACCGAGTCAGACTTGGCAAGTACTTGGACGATATACAAGCGCCTAGCAAGCCTGAAAAGGTGGCCAAGACTACCGCTCACAAGGTAGGCGATGCACTGGCCAGAGCGATCAATGCCCTAGGCGCTGAGAAGCTCACTGGCTTGCCTAGTGGATACCGACTAAGTGAGCACATTGTCAATCTCAAAAACGAGTACAAGGCAATCACGGGCCAACAATTCAAAGACCCTGACAGCAAGTAATACACAGCCCGCTTCGGCGGGCTTTTTTGGAGAATATTATGGGTAAACAAGCGCAATTTTTTGAGAGTATAGAGCTCGACTTTCCGCACGATACTACTGTATATCGTTTTTCGGACATTGTTACAAATGACCTTAGCCACGCTATTACCGCTCTTAAAAATGATTTAAGTGTAACCGTGTACAGACGCCATCACATTCGCGGATGGGAACTAAAAGAATGAACCACTAGCCCGCTTCGGCGGGCTTTTTTTCGTCTCGAAAAAATGAAACCAGTTACATGGAGCAGCGTGGCGCACCGAGCACGAGTTTAAATTCTATACAGTGTATAGAAACCAGTTACATGGAGCAGCGTTGAGCATTACATCTTTCACTGAAACCAGTTACAAGCAGAAGCGTGGCGCACCGCGTAAATCTATACACTGTATAGAAATCGTACAATGTTCGGTCTGCTCGAAAAAAAGCGAACAAAACCCCCTTTGTAAGTCATTGATTTTAAAGCAATGTTCGTTTTTGGGGGGTGTAATGTTCGTTTTTTGATTTGAAAAACGTACATTTGAGTTTAGTGACAAATAGTGACAAGTGGTGTTATGCACCGAGCTGTAGTTATAGAAAAATAGAGTAAAATAAGTATATATATATATAATGTTCGTTTTTTATATAGTATACCCTCCTTAGCTTTTCCATTTACCGTTAGAAAAAACATGTTTTGTGCAAGCAGTAAAAAAGCCAAATCCCCCATATACCCCTAATGTTCGCAAACTTTAAGAACATTATTAAAAATCAATGACTTACAAACCCTCACAACAGAACATTTACCGTACATTACACAAAACAACAGAACATTATACCTATAGCCTACTATTTACCACCATTTACAATCACTTGACATTGTATGATACTTGTGGTATACTGTTTCCTGTGAGTGGGACAAACCGCTTACAAAAGCAAAGGTGCTAAGATACACCACCAAAAATCTATACAGTGTATAGAACGACATGAAACAACGGAGAACGACATGAAAGACTACACAATGGTAGAGACCAAAAAGCGCGTTATTATTGACCTGCTGAATTCACAGCTAGGCACTGCGCAGGTGCGTAAAGAGTATTACGAAAACCAACTCGAACTGCCCGAAGGCACACCAGAATACGAACATGCCTTAAACATGGTCGGGTATTTCCAAGGCAAAATCGACGGACTAGAAATAGCCATAATCCTAGCTAAGTAACAACCAACGGAGAACGACATAAAAGCCGCAAACAACAGGAGAACGACATGAAAGCCACAAACAAGTTTCCAGTAGAAGTAAGTGTGTCACGTGCAACACTGCGTAACCAAGACCTGATCCCTGCGTTTTTAGAAGCGGTCAGTCACTTAGCACCTGCGGTGTATGAGCAGATGACTATGGGTATGCATCCGTGCGTGCCGCAATACGCCCAAGAAGACGACGACCACGAGTGGTGGTACTCCGAAAACGCTTACTGGGTGCTAGAACAGCTAGACGAGGTGCTGAACGACTACGCGCCCGATGGGTTCTATTTCGGTGCCCACTACGGTGACGGTAGCGACTTTGGTTTTTGGCGGATAATTGACGAGGAAGAGTAGTCACAAATCTATACAGCGTATAGAAAAACAACTTAGGAGAACGACATGGATAGAGTAGCAAACAGAGACGCACGTCGGTATGTGCAGGAACGGAAACCTTTTAGTGGGAGCAACACCGAGGGTGTATGGCGCAGGGACATATACAAAGGATCCGAAGCCCACTTGCGTAGGTACGTAGTAACAAGTTACGGCAACCACTGGCCACTGTTTGTATGGGACGATGGCGTGTGGTATGAGAACGTGGACAAGTACAGCCCCACTACGTCAAAACATCGGAGCCAACTGCACCCACACTGCGAGACTATGCCTATGACATGTAAAGACATGGTGTGCCTGATGTACTACGGCATTGGTGGTGTAGCGGCAGGTATGGAGGTATAGCATGAAAAAATATACATGCAGAGAGTGTGGCAACGAGGACTTGATCTGGCGAGGGTATGTTGCGTGGGATTTTAGGTCTCAGAACTTCAAGGCTGTAGAAGCAGACGATGAAGCCTATTGCGAGAAGTGCGACTCAGAAGAAGAACCGATTATGGAGGACGTGTAATGAACTTCTATATAGCAAAGGTACACGGCGCGGAGAAGATCCGCGCTACTGACCGACAAACACTATCAATACCACTGGAGCGGGGCAAGATCTACGTCACACGTACGGTGATAGGTAACGGCAAGGCAGTCGAGGTGCCACTGAAACTTGACCGCCAGAGACACTATCGAGAATGGACTGGGTGCTGGAGTGCGTTATGAATGAGATAAAAGAGGCAGTAAACGACATAGCTATGGACATAGCGTGCCTTATGGACGAGGCGGACGACTTAGCGGTAAGCCTTGCGGCAGTGCAGGACAAACTGACTAAACTACAGAACGTGTTAGAAGTATCAGAAAGTATCGAGAAGTGAGTTAACTTTGTATCACTTGACATATGGTAACATGTATGGTATAATGTTCATTCAAATCGCAGAACTCCAACTGCGAATGTCGAAACCCCCTTCGGGGGGTCTGCGTGTGGGTGGCTCCCAGCGCACTGACGAGACAAGCCAAATCTATACAGTGTATAGAAACAACATTCATAAATGGAGAACGACATGGAAACATCTAACGTATTACAACTGCACAACCAAGCAAGCCAAGTGAGTGCACCGTCTATCGCATCAAGCGCGATGCTGTGCGAGTTATCAATCAGCCAGTGGGCGGGGCGTAAGAAAGACAAGCGTGCCAGTGATCAGGTAGCAAGTGACGCCCATGCCAAGCGCGGTGCCGCGTCTGTAAATAAGTTGTTACTGGCAGAGTGCCAAGAGCTGATCGCCATCGGTAAGTTTGTAGCGCAGGTGCGACAGTCTCACTATGCCATGACAATGCCGTGGTCAGATACAGGTCTGCGCTTGCTACCAACACAACAGTACTTCAAGTACAGCGAGCAGATCACAGCACTGCGTAACGAGTTTGACCGACTGGTTGACGACTTCTTGCGTGAGTACACATGGGCTATATCACGTGCTCAGATCGCACTCGGTGACCTGTTCAATGCCGATGACTATCCTACGGTAGACAGTTTGCGTGGTAGGTTTGACTTCCGTATCAACTACATACCACTGCCTGAGAGCGGTGACTTCCGTATTGACATCGGTAACGAGCAGAAGCAGGTGTTGCAGAACCACTATGCAGATACGTACAACCGTTTCCTAGAAACAAGTATGCGTGATGTATGGCAACGCACCTATGACGCACTGACTACTTTGTGTGAGCGAATCGACTGGAACGAGGGCGAGACACGCAAGCGGCTACACGAGAGTACGTTTGACAAGGTGTTGGATATGATCGACATGCTACGTACGTGCAACATTACAAACGACAGCCAGATGGAAACACTGCGCGTGCAACTTGAAGACGCGTTCCGTGGTGTGACGACCGAGGGTCTCAAAGAAGACGCAGGTCTGCGTGCCGAAACTAGAACCGCAGTGCAAACTGCACTTAAGTCTGTACAACTACCGTCCTTGGACATGTAACAACAACTACGTATATACACTTCTATACAGTGTATAGAAAAACAACTTTATGTAACGGAGAACGACAATGAACGCACAACAAATGTACGCACTAGGTTTAGACCAGATCACTAACGCCATACTTGTTGGTGGTCACAAGCGGACAATACTTGTCCAAGGGCACATGGGTACAGGCAAGAGTAGTATGCTCAACAGCTTAGCCCAAGAGTTGCCGAGTCACATACCATGCTACCTCGACTGTACCACTAAGGACTTGGGTGACATTACTGTGCCTAACCTTGCCAAGCTCGATGACGGTACAGGTTACGTGACATACCTGACTAACGAGGAGCTAGGTGCACACCACGACGTGCCTGTGATACTGATGGTTGACGAGTACGGTAAGGCTAACCCTGCGGTGAAGAACGCCCTGCTACGTCTGATGTTAGAGCGCAAGATCGGGAGCTACACCCTGCACCCTGACAGTATTGTGTTTGCTACAACTAACCTCGGGGCTGAGGGTGTGGGCGACCTGTTACCTGCGCATGCTCGCAACAGAATCACAGTGGTTACGTCACGCAAGCCTACGGCTGATGAGTGGATCGACTGGGGGATCAACAACAGTGTACACCCGACAGTGCTTGGTTGGGTACGTGAGAATCCACAAGTGATGCAGTCATTCGAGGACGTGCGCGACCCAGACGAGAACCCATACATATTCCACCCACAAGTACCACGGGCGGCGTTTGTGACACCTCGGTCTTTGGAAGCGGCAAGCGACTGGTTGCACGAGCAGTCATCGTTCGATGACCAGACTCTAACAAGTTTACTGATGGGTACTATCGGTGATCGCGGTGCGCTTGATCTGATGGCGTTTGTCAAGCTAGCGAATCAGCTACCAAGCCTTGAGTCTATCAAGCAAGACCCGACAAGTGCGACATTGCCTACGTCTGCCAGTGCAGTGTGTATGGTTGTGTATAAGTTGTTATCTGTACTTGAGCGTGACTGGGTTGACTCGTGCATGACATACCTCAACCGACTCGACAAGGAAGCACAAGGTCTGTTTGCTAACGGTGTACGTGCACCCAAGTACAGCAAGCGTGACATCGTGATGACTAACAAGAAGTTCACCGAGTGGGCACGTGACAACAACTATATGTTTACTGCTGACAAGGTGTAAGGAGCATCCATGCCTAACGATGGGTATCCATACATACTGCACCACATAGATCAGCTTGGTCGTGTGGTGCGCAGTAACCAAGGTTCGTGTGTCGAGTGCGAGTACTATGCGGATGATGTCCATGATAAACCGTTTGACACAGCATCATGCCGACACGTACGACCACTGACAGCGAGCCTACAACCTGACGGTACCGAATCCCTTTGGTGTGTGAACGGTGCTTTTGAATTCATAGAGGAGAACGACAATGTTTGCGACAGCTAAACAACTTACTGCGGAGCAACGCCTATCCAAGGCGGTCATTGCCATTATGCAGAACCCCAAGTACGTGGCGCTCGCAGGTGTGATGATGATCGGTGAGCGTGCTATCAAAGACGACGTGCCGACTGCGTACACCAATGGGCGTGACGAGTATTACGGACGTGCGTTTGTCGATGGTCTGACCGATGCGGAGCTACGCTTCTTGGTATTACATGAGACGTACCACAAGCTATACCGCCACCTTACTACGTGGAAACATCTATACGAGGACAATGCCAAGCGTGCGAACATGGCGTGTGACTACGTTATCAACCAGAAGATTGCCGACGACAACACTGATGGCTTTGCGGTAGTTATCAAGGGTGCGCTCATTGATCCGCAGTTCCGTGACATGGACAGTGCCGCTGTATACAAGTTACTACCAGATCAGCAAGACGATGACGACGGTGGTGATGGCGGTGATGGCGGGGGGCTAGACGAGCATGACTGGGAGGGTGCACAAGAGTTATCCGATACAGATAAGCAAGAGCTTGAGCGTGACCTAGACGAGGCGATACGACAGGGTGCGATGGCGGCAGGTAAGATGGGTGAGAGTGTTAGCCGTGATATCCAAGACTTGTTACAGCCACAGGTTGACTGGCGTGAGGTGCTACGTGACTTCATATCCTCAACATGTTCTGGTAACGACTACTCTACGTGGGCTAGACCGAACAGACGTTTCATGTCATCGGGTGTGTACATGCCCAGTGGTATCAGTGAGAAGGTTGACGAGCTAGTACTTGCCATTGATACGTCGGGGTCTATCGGACAGCGTGAGCTTACTGTGTTTCTGACAGAGGTCAAGAAGATATGTGACACGGTACGCCCCGACGTTGTGCGTGTGTTGTACTGGGATACACAAGTATGCCGAGACGAGAGATACAGTGCACAGGGTCTCGATCAGTTAGTTACATCGACCAAGCCCGCAGGTGGTGGTGGCACGTCAGTGCACTGTGTACCCAAGTACATGCAGGAGCACAACATCAAGCCCCAAGCAGTAATATGTTTTACTGACGGTTGGTTGTTCGATGGTTGGGGTCAGTGGCCAGCGCCTATCTTGTGGTGTCTGCTCAACAACGACCGCGCCAAGCCAGACGTTGGTAAGTATGTGAACGTGAAAGATATAACATCTTAGTCCGTGGACTAACAAAGGAGAACGACATGGGATACAGAAGTGACGTAAAGATCGTGGTAATAGCAAGTTCTAAGGAAGCGATGGACGACCTGCTTGCAGTGTACGCAATGCTACCCAAGGTGCAGAAAGCGGGGGGGTTCGATGAGTTAGGTTGGGAACGCTACGAACTAGGCGAGGGGAGAGTACTGACATACGAGGCAGATGACGTTAAGTGGTACGAATTATACGACGATGTGGACGCGATCATGGGGTTGTGTGATCTTGTGGATACCTTTAACCAAGAGCGATCTGAGGACGTATATGCCGCACGGTTTGTGCGTATAGGTGAGCAGTACAATGATATAGAAGTGGAAAACTACGGGGATCACTACGAATACGAGATGGAGTACGCACTACCCGTACACCGAGTTGCAGAATTTAATCTATAAGGAGAGCGACATGAGACAGTACAAACCTGTTTTAGTAAGAGACTTAGTAGAGATAGCATCTTTGGAACACTGGATAGACTATGAGTTTGCCTCGGCTGTAGCAGACAAGTTACGTGGAGCTAAGTTAGGGCAACTCGTAGGTGACCCCAAGTACTTATGTGTGTACTACCCCGACGATAGATACGCTATGGGAGCCATAAGCAAGTCTGTGCATAAGGATGGTAGATGGCGTTACGAGGTGACTTCGCCTCACATACACAACCAGCGTAGCTCTATCAGTTCAATCAATACCAAGAGTTCTACGCACATAGATGTGGCGGTACGCAATGCGGCTAGGTACTTAAAGCGTCAGTCTTCTATAGACGATGCCACACTGGATGTGAAAAAACTGAATCGAGCGGTGGGCAACGTTGTCCGTATAGCGGATCAAGAGTTCCAGAAGATAGCAACTAACCTATCGGATGGGTTCAAAAGCACGTGGCGATCTAAGTACGACGCGACAAACAACCTACCCGACCAAGGCGAGTTTATACATGAGTTCAAGCACATGGTTGCTACGTATGAGTTTGTCAATCCGAATATAGGCGAGTTGTTTACTAACCTGATAACAACTTATGACAACCAAGAATCGGCTAAGCGTTCTTCTAAGGACACGTACGTTTATATTCGATTGATCAGTGATAACAGAGTTGTTATGGTATCGGGGGTTCAAGTAACGGATCACAGACGCGATAACCCAGAACAACACAACGTTGTAACGAGAACGACTGACGACCAAATACCCGAATATATCCAGAATACAGTTGCTACTCTGTTCATGCTACAGGACGGAGAGTTTGTTGACGGGTTAGGTATGCGTGTCGATGAGTCAACTTACTATGTATTAGAGCAATGAGGTACTAACAATGGCAATGACACCTGAAGCCAAGGTGAAAAAGAAAGTCGTGGAACAATTGAAAAATATAGGAGCCTATTACTTCTATCCAGTAACAGGAGGCTATGGAGCAAGCGGAGTACCTGACATTGTTGGGTGCTTCGAAGGCCGTTTCTTTGGCATTGAATGTAAGGCAGGTAAAAATAAACCCACAGCCTTGCAAGAAAGAAACTTAGATGCTATAAAACATAACGGTGGCATAGCTGTAGTCATCAATGAAGACAATATAAAAGATATACCTAAGTTGTTTGGGTATTAGGAGAACGAGAAGTGTACATCTATAAGACGTTTAATCCGTCCGAGCCTGTGCGCAAGGTGCGTTACTGGGCGACCAAGGAAGCCCGACAAGAATATATCCGATACCAGTTCCGGGAGAATGATGGGGTCAAGATAGATTTGTCTCATGCCCACGTTGACAGCAACAAACACGGAATTGTGGAATTTTTAAACGAAGAGTTGGCCAAGGCTTGTTTACAAATAAATCTTAGTCTGCCGACTAAGGAGTCTGAAAATGAAAGATAGAGGGAGCTTTACTATGAAGAAGTTATTACTACCGTTTGTGTTGCTTTTCTCAATAGAAGCAACTGCTGAGACGCCTAACAAAAACAGATGGGTGATTAACGACGCAGGGGTTGCAGTCGTTGTAGAAAAGGCGTCATACAATAAGTTTCTTGTGGTCGGGAAATGTTCTGGTGAACCGATATTGTTTGCTTATGATCTTAATACCTATAAGGCAGCGGATGTCGGACAAAGCCTGAAGGTTAAGCTGAGAGTAGATCGAGGTGAGATCTTAGATACTTACGGCACGCTATTTGAAGACAACGATACACCTGCGCTGGGCATTGAGGACGGCGCAACTTTAGTAGATGACATGAAGCGGGGAGACACGCTCCGTTTAGCGTTTAGGAACAATGACAACAAAAAGTATTCGATCATTGAGTCTTACACGCTGACAGGATTTACATATGCCTACCCTAAAATTAGAGACAGTTGCGCCCAAGAAACGCAGGCGTACTTCCCAGATGATGGGGACTTCTTTTAGACATGAGGGTGTCTATGTGTACACAAAATCGCCAAAATTGGACATTGGAGTATACTTAAACGGAATGACTGCGCCGTAAAGACAGTCCCAATTTTTTAGAATAGGCACTCAGGGTTGCGTT